ATCCCAATACCAATGAATAGTCCTATCATCAGGTTCACTCAACATAATTATTTCAATTTCGTGTTGCCAAGGTCTAAGCGTGTCAATAACCTTAATAGGTTTTGGCATACCGAGGGTGAAAATAATGTCATTATCTTTAGAACAATAATCAGTATTTTGATCCCGGTTACCCTTACATTTCTCCCAGTGGATTTTAACATTATCAAACTTTGAAAATGGACGACATTTTGTCTTAAATTCTACATAGCCTTGAAGATGAGGTGTGCCTTGCTCGCCCACTTCACGCGCTACAATTCCGTATTTACAACTATTCTCAATGGTTGGAACTATGGAACTAATGTCTTCATTTGTGTAATTGTTGAGAGTAAAACACCATCTAACAGAAGGTGAAACTTGCTTATTAGTAGAGGAAGGGGGAGTTATAGTATTACCTCCCCCCCCGGAACTATCGGAACTATTAGTAGACATATAGACCTATATGTCTTGAACTCTTTATATGCGTTTAAATAAGTATAAAGAAAAACTATTAATAATGTATACAACAATATGCCCTATGTTAAAAGAACCGGAATGCGCAAGCGTAGTAATTATACTCGCCGTCGTAAAGTATCTAATAAAAAGGGTCTTACAAAAACTGAGAAGTCGCAAGTTAAAACAATTGCCAAAAGGGCCGTGAACACAATGTCAGAAAGTAAATATTTCAACGTAAATGGAGCAATTGAAGATTATGTTCCAATTCCAATCTGGCAGAGTAACGGAGTAAATAGCGAAATAGGTTGTTGGGGATTTTCCACCGGCCTGAGCAGAAATGCTGATAATTCGGCAATTTACAAATGGGGTGTAGACCCCACAAATGGCACTCAAGTAAACATTCGTTCGCTAAATCTAAATTATCTATTTAGGGATACAGCCACCACTACCAACCGCCAACAATACAGTTTAGAAGGTTTGACTTGTCGTCCTTCGTATAATGAGGTTAAATGGTTAATTGAACGTCCACAATCTAATACCACGCAAGATGAAACGAAAGCAGTGCCGTATAAGATTAGAATGATGCGTCTCGTTCCCCGAGCCCTTAAATCATCATACCAAGAGATTGACCCAAAAAACGATTGTTTTTTAGATGCCCTTAATGAACCATTCGGGCCCCAGTCAGTATCAACAGCCAATATCCCGGTTATGAACCTTCGCGAGTTTCATCTAGCAAAAGCCAATTCAAGGCGTTATCGGGTTATCCAAGATACCACGTTCACAATGTTGCCTACCTCAGTCAGGACTGACATATTTGCTCCAGTAGGAGGAACAAATGACAATCCAATTGTTACTCAACCAAATACATCAGGTTGTAAAATAATCACAACCAAACACAATATCGGAAAAGAGTTACAGTGGCAAAATCCAAATGACACCAGTAGCACCCTTTCACAATATCCTAGCAATGGATTTCAACCAGAGTTTGTTTTGTTTATGGTAGGAGCACTAGGCGGTGTAGGCGCTGGTGCCTTAACTGACAATATTCGTATTTCAGCCCGTCCAGTATCTACATTCAAAGACACCTAAACATATAAAGAATATTCATCTTTATAGATTTCTCCTCGCTACCTAAAATAATTAATAGTATATACCCCGGGAGTATTTTAATAATAATAATAATAAACTGTTGAAAAACACATTTGAATCGTATCCAAAAGAAGAATCCGGGCTGAACTTGTTCTCCCGGTTCTCTTTTGGATACGATTCAAATGGGCTTTTTCATAAGGTTTATTATTATTATTATTATAAATACGTTATTCTATGAAGACAACCATTCAAATAGCGCCCGCCCTAATATGTTCCTTCAGATTTACAATATGCCATCTATCTCTAGAAAGTTGTTTTTCGTCAGGCGGAAAATTAGCAAAAACGATCACGTGTGGAGGGTTGAAAACCTTGAAACCCGTTTCGTATTTTGTGTTAACAATCATACCGTCCTTGATTGCTTCCAGAGAGGAATAGGAGAGACACTCCCTATGACCTCTCGGTATATTAAAAATCGTAGTGTTAGACTTGTCTAAATCACAATTAAAAACCAAGTTCATAATATCGGCAAACTTGCCACCAACACAGGGAATAGCATTATGCTTGACAACGCAATACTTCATAAAAGCGGTTTTACCAATATTGCCTTCTCTATCCCAATACCAATGAATAGTCCTATCATCAGGTTCACTCAACATAATTATTTCAATTTCGTGTTGCCAAGGTCTAAGCGTGTCAATAACCTTA